CATTGGCAGCAGACAGGTTTTGCTTTTTATGATGCCAGGCACTTCTTTAATGATGTAACCAGCCGGACCGCGAGACCCTGGCCATTCCATGGTGGTGTCGCAGTGATGATTGTTTAAACACTGCCTGCAGTTGAACTGTTTTGGGTTGGCAATAACCTCAACTGCAATCAGGAGTTTTTTCTTTCTTCGCCTGTAATCTCTGATCGCCGCAGTATTTCATTTGCAATACGGTGCAGATCAAGTGGCGGGAGTCGCTCAACATTAGCGTGCGAGTATCCCAGCGCTTCGCCATCTGCATCACACACACCATCCCATCCTTTCAGACCGTACTTAATGGCCATGCGCAGGCTGCGGCCTGTGTAAACAATTTGCCCCTGTTCATTTATCTCGTTTGACGCCATAACCTCCATATGCTCTAGCCCTGATAGCGGCTTCAGGGTGTAGGTGGCTGCATCGACTGCATCCGGTTCCAGCTTAAATTCGAATTGTGCCAGTTTACTGATGGCTGTGGTGCTCATTTAACACTCCGTTTTTTGCTATAATCTCAACCCCCTGCAATTAAAGAGGATTGATATGTTTAAATTTCAGTTGATATTTGCTGTTTTATTTATTGCTGGCTGCGCAAGCACAGGCAGCACTCGCTACACCAGCCTCCAGCCCAGCACCGATGCCAATGGCAAGCAATCGTTTGAGTTTTTCTACTCGAAAGGCGCGCTGGCAGATTTTGAAAACAATGGCGGCATTGAGGCTCTTAAAGGCTTTTACCTGCCTAAAGCGATGGCGCAGCAGCAGTTTTGCCAGAACGGCTATACAACTGAACCGCCAAGCTACCTTGGGCAGGACCTGTACTCACTCAAGGGCCGCTGCAAATAATGCAGCGAGCAATCAGGTAAAGGTAATAGTCATTTCATCGTCGCCTGATGATTCCGCACAACCGCACGACACATCGAGCGTGCGCAGGCCATCACGATCACCGGGCGCCAGTTCCCGGTAGTAAACAGCTGGTTTTGTCACCTGGTAAATATTGCCAGCGGTGCTGCCAATGGTGCCGGTATCCAGCGCCATGGTGGTGCCTGCCTGCAGATCACCCAGCCAGTCGTTTGCTGCCAGTAGCGTTTCTTCTGGGTCGAATGAGCAGATTACATCGCGGCTGGTAATGCGCACTTCTGCATAACCGTTACCTGCATTAATGTCCGGCGGTGTGGCAAGGGTGTTGCCCAGGTCGCTGTTTAATGCGCTTATAACCGCCGAATATGAACCGATGCTGAAACCGGCACCGATAACCGCTACAGGCACTGTGCTGTCGTATGTTGGGGTGATCATTGCTGCATCGGTTTCTGATAACAGGTGACCGGTGAACGAGAACTGCATTTTTCCGGTGGCACCGGCTTCCAGCGCCATGCTGACGTTGCCCCGATTACCCACAATTTTGAACAGCTTGCCATCGCGGTAAAAATAGATGCTGATTGACTCGTGATCTTCTGACACCGGCGAATAAGCAACAGAGGTTGTTGCCACCACGGTTTCACCCATGCCACAGGCGCGCAACAGCGTGCCGATTTCAGGCGCTGTGCCGGCGGTGCCACTGCCCTTTATTTCTGCACTAAAACTTACATTAACCAGGTGGCCACCGAAGATTTGCTGCAGCTTGCCGATGTTGCCACGAATGGCCGGGCGCTCATTCATGCGCAGGCCTGCCAGGCTCCATTGCAAGTCTTCTACCAGTATGGCATCGGTTGCAGCTGGCTCAGCATCGGTTATATAGGCTGATTCAATTGCCGCCAGGATTATTTCACGATTCACCAGCATTGTATTTCACCTCTAACTTTGTTTTTTTGGCTGCAGCATCTGCAGGCTTGTTGCGCTTTTCAACGCCTGCTGGCTGCACTACTTTGCTGCCGCCTTTTTGCGTTTTGTATGTAATTTTGTGTTTCATCATGCACCTGCATCTGTAATTGAATGACGGTAATGAACCGCAAAGCTCATCACCTGCCGCCCCACTTTCTTTTCTGCTTCCACTGACAGCTCTGGCTCTTCATCACCCACCGGCATTGTGTCTATCACTATGCTGGGCAGGCCCTGCTGCCGATCTGCCATAACAGCCACATACACTTCCTCGCGTATAACATTTAGCTGTGTGTCGAACTGGTTACCGGTTTTCACATAAGCCACCACGTTGAATGTGAGCAGGCGATCTATAAATGCCATGTTGGCAGAGTCTTCTACTATTTCATCCGCCCCCTGCTCCAGGGTGAGCGCTGGCACTATATCTACCGGATAACCCCGACCGCGTGACACATTAGCGCCTGTGGTTGTGAGGCCGGTTACGGATGCCAGCACCGACTGCATAATTGATTCAGCTTTGTGCATTAGTCTTCACTTAATATGAGCTTGGCAACACCGGTGCCATCTGGCTGAATGTCTTCAACCGTATAATTCGATGCCCGCACGGTAATACCGTCACCTCTGCCAACACCTATTAGCTCTGCTGCTGATGCCGTGAAGGTTGGCGCAACGCCGGTAACATCCATGGTTTCAACATATTCATATTCGAATATGCCGTTAACAGGTGAGCCCGCTATTGTGGCTTCATCTGCAAATTCATCGGCTTCAAAAAAACCAGCCAGATCATCTAGACTTTCAACCGCCATGACTCACTCCGTTTAAAAATTCATAAATAAAAAAGGGCCGTGTAAACCGGCCCTTTTTTAATCGAGCAACAGTCGTTTATGCAACTGTACCAACACCAACATTTAATTTAACGTCGATTTCTGTTACACCGTTACCGGCCGCCTCCATTGCCACACAGCAGGCAGATACATCACCGGTAGCTGGCGTGGCTAAGCTGTCATCGAATGCGCTAGCAGATACGTCATAAATAACTGACTCACCCTGCGCAATAACTGCACCGGAAACCTTTGGCACGGTAAAAACACCGTCCATTTGCACGCTGCCGGTTTCAGCATTACCAATATCCACCAGGCACACGCCGATTTGCTGACCGATTACAACCGGATCACCAGATGACAGCGCAGTGCCGCCGTTTGTGTACTGAATGACGCTACCGCCATTTACATAATTTGTAGCCATTGTTTAGCTCTCCAAAAATATTCTTTTCAAGAAAAAAGCCGCCCTTCGGCGGCTTTTAGTAGGTTAGACGATCAGTTATTAGCCCGGGTTTTTCTGCATGGTGCGGAAGTCCAGCGGCGCTACACCGGCATCCATGCGCACTTTGAACTCGGTGCCATCGACATTCCAGCCAGCCTGCTGCTCTAACACGGGCGACTGGTTGCCGTCCAGATACGCCACCTCAACTGTATCGTGCATGCCAGGGTTTGCAGCACCATACCAGGCGGTTGCGCTGTTACCATCCAGACGTGCGTCTGAAATAACTTCAAATGTGTTACGCACTGTATTTGGCGTGGTGTTATTTTTTGTGGACGCACCCACTTCGTACTCTGAGTCGCGCGCAACCTTCGCAACACCTTCCAGCGCAACAGGCACCAGCAGATTAGCCATACGAATATTTAATGCCGAGGCATTTCTGCCGGCATCTCTCTGTTTGGCCATAGCAGCGCGCATTACTTCAATGCTCGCTGTTTGCGGAGCAAGCGAAGACTGCAGGTTGTTGTGATCTGCATGGAATAACGCAGTGCCGTCTGCCATAGCTGGGTTGCTGGTTAACACGGCATACACCAGGTCACCTACTGTGCGGATGGCTGCGCGACCCATTTTCATGGGAATCCGAGTAAACGCCTGCAGGTCATCATTGATGATGGTTTGACGGGTAATGCTAAACAGCTTGCCGTAGGTGGCCAGCTGAATGGTTTCGCCGTGATCACCAATAGAGGCATACTTGTATTCCGCGCCATCGCGTACTTCATCGAGGCTTGGGAACGAGTTCAGATCAACACGCTTGGCCGCCTTGAAGTCGCCCAGCTCGCCCACGTTGGTCCACAGCTGGAATGTCTCTTCTGCTTCTTCGTAGCCTTTCAGCATTGCCTTATTGGCGGTGTTGACCAGCAGGTTTGAAAAATCACTGCTTGTGTGAGTGAACGCGGCTGAAACCACCTGCAGCTTATCCATGCCAGCAGTGCTGAAACCAGCCAGCGCCAGCGAGTGACGCGCCAGCTCGAACAGCGAGTAGCTGCGGAACTCATTGGCACCATCGCTTTGCGCCATGTTAGAACGCATCAGCAGAGAGGCTTGCGCGCCCTTCTTGAATTTGTCCATAACATCTTCACTATGCTCAACTCGGGGCTGTGCAGCAGCTGGCTTTGAGTCCTTGCCCAGATGCGCCAGCAGTTTGTCGCGGGCATCGTGTGCGCTCATTTCCATGTCATCCAGACACTCATCCATCAGCTCTAGCACACCATTGCGCACACCGAACGGATCGAAGGCTGAGCGAATGTCGCTACGACGCTTTTTTTCTGCAGCCTTAACTGCATTTTTAGCAGAAGCCTGAACTTCTTCTTCTGTTTTAGTTTCGGCACCTGGAACGGTCGCCTTTTGGTTTTGTGGCATGACTGCCTCCTTGGTAGTTTCATGGGTTGTGGCGGCGACCTGTGCCGCCGGTTCGGGTTGTGGTGGCGTTGCCGCTGCCACTGCTTGCCTATCGCCAGCGCCAGGCATGGCACCAGGAAATGCAAATTTTGAATGCTTAAAGCCTGAAGCGGCGACAGCCATCAACTCTTCATCAACGCTGTCTATAAAGCCCGCTTCAAGTGCTTCGGCGGCTGTGTACCAATGGTCCTCACCATCGAGTAGCGAGGCCATTACTTCATCATGCGACATTCCAGTTTTTCGCGCATAGCTGCTGGCCATGGCAGCGGCATGAACATCTAAAACTTCTGCGTATTCACGCATTGCTTTAGCATTGCCCATGGTTCCGCCCCATGGCGCGTGAATCATCATCAGTGAGTTTTCAGCCATGATGAGTTGATCGCCCGCCATGGCGATGAGCGATGCAATAGATACCGCAACACCATCTACACGCACTTCAATACTGGCTTTGTTGCGTTTCAGCGCGTTGTAAATAGCAATGCCATCCACTACAGAGCCACCATAGCTATTGATGCGAACAACCAGCGTTTCAGCATTCAACGCATTAAGCTGCTCTACAATGTCCTTTGCTTCTACACCTTCATCCCACCAGCTTTCACCGATGTCGCCGTAAATAAGTAATTCTGGATTGCTTGAGCCCTCGGCCGCTTTAATTTTGTAATGTTCAGGCATTGCTGTTTTCCTCTTCTTCTGCATCAGAACGAGAAAGCCCCGACTCATCGGGGCTTTATTTATTCTGTAACTCGTGTTTTGGGTCGGTTGTAAATATCAAACCGTCATTATCGTTTTTGTCTCGCCACTGCTTAATCTGCTTGCGCACATCATTCGGGTTGCCGCCACGATCGCGAATGATCATCTGTGCTGACTTGTAGCCAGCCTGCTCCATGCGCTCATTTGCTTTGGCTTCTTTGTCCGGATCTATCCATGGCATGGCTGGGCCGCGATAGTCCGCATCAAACAATGTGTTTATGTCGAGATCAGACGGCACTTTCAGCAAACCAGCCAGCACTGACATCTGCACGAAACGTCGATAGATAGGCCGGTTGAACTGGGCCGAAAACAGTTGCGAACAGGCCTGATAACTGCCGTACGATTCAACCAGTTCCTGCCGTTGCGCTGAGTAGCTGCCGTCGTAGTTCTTCGATATGGACGAATAACTCGCACCAGTGCCGGCCGCAACCCCACGGTGCTGCAAGTTAAGAAATGGCGCAGCCAGTGCCGATGGCCGGTTACTTTGAATGCTGCTGACCTCTTCACCCGGCTTTAACCGATCGAACACCATTCCGGGTGTCATGCTGAATGTGCGATCCTCTTCACCGTCATCCGGTGCCGAGTAATCTTCTGGTGTGCCTTTTTTAATATAGGCCGCAAGCACTGCAGAGATGCGCGCTGCCACGCGTTCGCTTTCTTCATAGTCTTTGATGTCTTCAAGCCGGCGCATTACGGACGCAAACACACTCACACCCCGCGCCTGCCGGATGCGGCTAACGATTTTTGGATGCAGCATTCTGTCTGCCGGTATACGCCGCGTGGTCATGTTCACGTAAAACTGAGCATCACCCGGGTGCGATTTGTAAACATGGTAAGCCTGCGGCCTGCCCCAGCCGTTACGCTCAACACCCTGGGTGATGTTCTTCACAAAATCGTCTTCAAACGGCATCTGGTCAGACTCAATCAGCTCGACACTGAATGGCACACGGGTGCCGTGATCCAGCTTTGGCACATTGCCTTCGAGCAGCTGTGCCAGCAGCTCGCCATCCCGATACCATGTACGACATGCAAGACGCTGGGCTGATACCCAGTCGTGCTCGCCGGTTACTTCCGGACGCAGGCACCAGTCTTTGTATAACTCCATTATCTGCTCAGCAAAGCTCTGATGGATGTCGCCGTCTTTCTTTTTTGGTTGCGGCTCTATGCTGATACCGAAGGGCCCAACGGTGTTATTTACCAGTACGTTGAGCACGCCGTTTGCAATATCGTGGTTTTGCTCCAGCTGGCGAGCATAGCCGCGCAATGCAGGACCAGCGCGACCAACTACCGCATCACCACTGCTGTTATCCGCACCGGTTTTACGAAGTCGACTGGGTTTTGCAGCCTCATAGGATGCCAGTGCGCGACGGAACTGTTCACGGCGAAACGCGGCCTCTGGCGATACAATTGATATAAGCTTATCGAGTGCATTCATAATTAAAACTTCGCTACGCTGTAAAGACTTGAGCCACCCTTGCTGGCTGCGTTTTCTGCGGCCACTTTAGCTTCCCACTGTTCACGCCCTGCGCGAATATCTGATAGATCAGCACGGGTAAGCGACCGCCCATTCAATGAATAAGACTGATTACGCAGCACGGCTTTTTCTGCCGCAACGTAAAGCTCCACCATGTCTGTTGCTATGCTCATATCCAGTCATCACCTGCGTTAACCCATTTGCTACCGTTCGCTTTTTGCGACGGTTTAGCTGGGTTGTTTTTCGGTTTTTTCTCTACCACATCACAATCGATCTGGCTGTTGTTATCCCATTCATCTGCCCATGCCGGCGGCTTTTCCCAGTCTATCGACTGCATGCGCGCCTCTATCACCATGGCCTGCACTATGGCTTTGCCGTAAACGTATAGGTCGAATGTTTCATTCCGCGCATTGGTTGGGTTATCCCAGCCTTTTTCAATGCGCACTTCTGCGGTTAGCTCTTCGTAAAATGATACGCTGAGCCAGTCTGGGTAGTGCATGAAGCGCGGCCCTGGCTCATCGCGTTTCATGTCTGCTGCTACTGAGTCTTTCAGCAGCGTGGTGTTTAGTATCCACACCGGCACATCACCGCGTGCGCTGGCCTTTCTGTCGCTTCTGCGGCTGTTGTCCGGAAAGCTTTTTGACACCGTTGGCTTGCGCGCATTCGGTGCTGGGCGCTCACCCTTAAACAGCATGAAACGACGATGCAGGCGTTTTTCTTTCAGCGAGCGATAAAACTCATAGGCTCGATCTGTTACACCGGCTTTACCGCCGGAATCGCAACCTGTCATTGCCACTGCCATCTTGCGGCCAGATTCATCAGCCAGCGGATAACTGCGCTTCATAACCTTGTCGACTATCAGCTGCCAGTCTTCAACGTAACCGGCGGGGTCAAGCGGTAATGGTTCACCACCCGCCATGCGCTTTGATATGTGAATATCGAAGCGATCAATAAGCCAGCTTTCAAGTCCAATGCCGTAGCCGTTAATTTGCACCACGAACTTGGAACCCTGCACATCGATTGCAGCAACCAGGAAGCGCACACCTTCCGGCACCATGCGTTTGGGTAAATCTTCTGCGCGTTTTTCAAGGTCCGCTGCTGATGTTTCAGACATCAACCGCCGTGGCAGGTATGCAGTGCCCTGGTCGACGTTTGATGTTGCGCGCAGCGATTCCTCGCTGCCCGTGATGTCGTAATCACGCAGTGCGTTCAGGTACTTCTGTACGATGTTGTCCCAGTTTTGATAAGCAGCGGCCGCACCCGACATCCAGAACGATGCGGTTTTGCTTTTTCGCGGTTCGCCCACCAGGCCGTATGTGTCACCCTCGCGCTCAATCCGGCAACCTTCCGGCACCCACACACTGGTTTGCACCATCTGGTGCTTGTGCTTTGCCTCGATAACGCTGGCGCATTCAGTGCACATCAGACCAACCGGACTGGTTAGCTGGGTATCCGTGTGGCCGAATAAATCTTTGTTAATAACAAACGAAAATGCTTCTATGCCTGGCGCTGGCAGAAAGTAGTCGCCACACTCAGGGCAGCACATATACAGCCTGCGCCGGTCACCCTGGTTATACAGCGCGAGTATGCCCCGGGTCGGCGGTGCTTCATGCGGGGTGCGCGCCTTCCAGCGTGGGTCCAGCACTTCATAACCGGGCGAAGACTCTGCCGCCGTCATGCCGCGGCTGAGGTATGTCTGCGTGCGCTTCTGACCCAGCAAAAACGGAGAGCCTTCACCATCTACATCTTGCGGCATGCGGTCGTAATCTGGCATTACCACGTATTTGTATTCAGAGCCGGACAGCTGCTTTACAGTTGGCCAGCTGATTTTTAATACATTGCCAGCTTTGAAGTACTTCTCATGTACGTTGTCATCCTGCCGGTTAGTGCTGAGCCGCTCGCCCAGTTCGGGACTATTGCGCAGCATGCGGTTGATGCGTATTTTCGAAAACTCCTTTGCCTTTTCCTGCGACATCTGCGTGATCATCATATCGGACGGATCACAGGTAATCATATAACCAGCGAAGCAGTCGACCAGCCCCATGGTTTTGCCAGTACGCGCAGGGCCAACAAATATAACCGAATCGAACTCGCGCGATGTGAGCATATTCATCGGCTCGCGCATGTAAGGCGTTAGCGAATCATCCCAGGGCGATGTGCCACCACCGGCAGACTGCACCTTAACAAACTGCTTTGCCGCATCACTCACTGCCATGCGCAATGGCGGCTTGGCCAGCTCAGCAACATCAGCCAGTACATCATTAATCGACAGGTACATTATTCAACCAGCTGCTTGGCCAATGACTCGCGCGCACTATCGCATTCCAGCTCAACCTGTAACACAACATCTGATGGCAGGCGGCATTTCATTTCAAGAATATCAGGCAATGTTTCAATTGTGCGAATGCACGATTTAACGACCTTGGCCAGCGCCTGCGTTACCTCACCAGCCGGTATCAAATGACCTGCTTCGCGCAGGTACTTGGTTTTTTCATTCTCGCCTTTGTACCAGTCCAGCCGATCTTTAGGCTGCAACTCATCAGGATCATCAATCGAACTAAAGCCGGGCAACTCACCAGCCAGAATGGCCTGCGCAGCCTGCGCAATGTGGTACACATCATGCCCAGCACGCTTCTTTGTAGCGTGCACATCGGCCACAGAAAGCCGCTTCGCTATGGTTTCTCGGGCAGGCCCAAAAGCTTTTGAAAGCTGAGACAATGACCAGTAAGAACGATCATTAATATCAACAACTTGCGACTCCTCTGCGCTCATCTAAATACACCATAACTCCATGCTGCCGAGACTATAGCACCTCAAAAACACGTAAAAACCGCGGTGCGAATTACCCCCGGGGCTTGGACCTTCCAGAAGGACCCGTTAAATTATCTTGCCGTTGCCAGCGCACGCCTCAATGCAAAACTGAAGTTGCGATTAAACTTACTGGCGACCACACTGTTTACGATCTTGTAGTAAGGCAGCCGCGCTTTATATTTAACTGATGTCTCGAATGCGACCACCAGCTTTACCGCAGTACCAGCTGACTTTTTACCACCAGAGAACTTACCAGACTTTGTGTAATGCCCGCGCTCCCACACACCAGTAATACCCTTGATAGTGGCTATGAACTGATTTGCCTTTTTGACAAGACCCTTTCTTCTGCCTGGTATGTTGCCGTACTTGTTCAACCGCTGATTAACCGGCACACCTGTACCAGCGCCACCAGATCGACGCACACCGCCTTCAATCTGATACCTGAGAAACTCATCAGCCCAGTCCAGAATAAACACATCACACCTCAACCGTGACTTGATAGCGCGCTTGCCAACACGAAACGCATTAACTGTTTGAGGCCGCGGATTATCCAGCTTCTTCCTTGCCTGTGCCTTCACAGCATTATTAGCATTCTCTGCCGTTTCATTAATCGCCAGGCTGGCAGCAAACGGAATCTGTTTATTCTGTACCCTGCTAAGCTTCTTCTGTGCAGACTTTATATCTGAGCTTATATTGATATTCATTAATAATTATTT